CGCCGACAGTGGTTGTTGGCATGGATGGTGGTGCAACCGCACCCAAACCAAGTGAGCTTAGAAGATCATTTGTGCCGCTATACATTGCAGCCGGAGCAACCGCTTGATATTGAGGGACATTTACTGGCCCTGCGCTATATTGCTCCAACATTTGGTTGAGCAAAAAGTTTCGAGCCGCTTCCGTTTGCGGGTCAAGCTGACCTGTTTGTGCAGGCTTGCCGAATAAAAAATCAAAGACACCCATTTTATAACTCCGAACGGTTTAAACATTTATACCATATTTCGATCACTTTGACACCCCTCATGCGTGCAACCTCGTTATCGCAATTGTGGAAGCTGGTGCTGCGGGTGCAAACGCCGTTGCCGCAGTTGAGTGCAAAAACCCATTAGTGCTATCAACAGCCCACATAGCCTCCAAGTAATCTCCGGCGGCAAAATTAAATATTGCAGACCTGCTGACAACAAGGACCGAACCGTTTTGATGCAGTGCGTTCTTCATAGTTGACCCAGAAACGTCTGTGCCGTTGACGCGAGGCCAGAACCAGAAATTTACAGTTGAGCTGGATGTGGACGCAATTTGCGCCGAAAACGCAATCATGTATTGGCCAGCTTCCTCAAACACCAAGCGCGAGGCTGGTGTGCCGTTTGTAATGCCATTAGCCGTGCTTAAAGTGTACGTTAAAGCGTAGGCTGTGTTTGTAGACGCAGCAGTCTGATCCGTTGTGACGCCGCCAGCATACTGGCCACCCTCCAATACGATCTGACGCCACTCACCATTTTTGGAAACCACCGGATATCCATATTCACGATCCCACATCAAGACGCCATCTGCCGCCGCACTATCGTAATCACGCCGATGAGTAAGAAAAGAACGTGTGCTTTGCAGCCACGCACTAAACTTTTCCGCCCATACTTTAAAATCAGGGCCTATGGGAGGTGCGCCGTAAAAGCTCATCTCTTAGCACCCGGTCTTGCGTCAAGGCGCATAATGCCCACGCGCCAGTCAGCAGCCTGCACACCCTCAACGCGCATTCTGACTTGACGCCCTTGGAAGCGAACTGATGTTGGGTTTAATCCGACGGTGGTGAATGGCCCCTTTTCCGTTTCAGTGCCATTGGGATAATTGCGAACCTTAAATTTTAAATCCACATCGCCCTGTGTTTTTTCGTCAGGAATAACGCTTGTGACCTTCATCAGGCGATCACCAGTGCCGATTGCTATTGGCCCCGTCTCCGCAAATGGTGTTGCACCATCGTAGTCAAAGCCAACCTCATGCTCGTAAACAACGCCGTCAGACTTGACCATAAATGGGCGGCGGAATACTCCGCGATCCACACCCGCAGTGCGGTCAATTTCACCTGTCGTCCAGATGTTTTCCACATAGTCATACGCAACGTATTTGTCGCATTCTGACGCATCTTGCGACTGATAGAGCCACCAGACCTCATTCCACTGGCTGTTGACCACCGCCTGAACCTTAGACGCCTGATCGTAATTCAAGTTGCTGAATACATGATCAGCGACTTCGCAAGGTATTTCCTGAACCTGACCGCCAGAATACAAGAAGAAGTTACGACGACCCATCCAGATAACACCGGCATCCACAGAGGCATATGCGCCAGCCGAAATCATACCGCAAGCTGTGCCAACCCTTTGAAAACCATAAACAAATGGCGGCCCTTGATATGTCATTGTGTGGGCGTCTTGATCTGTGAGGATTAAAGACTGGCCCCGCGTCCGCACTCCAGCAAGGATTTTCCCGTTAGTTTGCAACTCTATGTCGCCAGCTTGGTTAGTAGCCGCCGCAGTCCAAGTCGTGTTATCCTCTTGGTCTGACCATTTTACCAGTCTTGCATTGGCAGACGCACCGAGACAGACAAGAAACCTCTCCTCAGTTACGAAAGTTGCAGAGCAGTTTACTGGCGCGTTAGCAACCACAGTCGCCGTGGCGGTTGCCAAATCCCACTCGTAGATAACGCCGTCATCTGATGAACAGGCAACGAGGAACTCACCAAAGTTGTCTAAAGACCAAGTTGTAGCTCTGAGAATGTTTCCTATGTCTGGGCGCTCTACGCCCCAGCCAAACAAGCCCCATGCCGCCGCGCCCCAACCAGTGCTTACAGTTGCATCTACACGCCCTGTCGTAAGAGCTGCGGGGGTAATGTCATCCGTGATTGAGCTTTCCAGCATTGCAACGAGGCTGTCGTGCATCCCGAATGCAACGTAACGCTCACCATCGTTATTCACCCAAGCGTGAACGCCGCGCACAATGCCGCCAACATCTACCGCTGTATTTGTGTTGTCAGCACGGGGTCGCCATCCGCCCACAGGACGCAAACTGTCTTCATGCCAGCGTACCAAGTTGACATCGCGCCAGCGGCCTAAAGACTGATACTCTGTGCCGTTAGCGTATTGGCCCTTCGGAATGTTTAGCGGTACTAGAGGCATTGAGCATCCTTACGGTTTAGTAGGCCAATCAGCCTCATCCAAGTGGGGCCAGTTAGCGTGGCTTGTGATGTCACGCAGTGCTTGCCGGTACGCTGTCATTTCCGCTGACATTGTAACGTCCGATAAAGCGTAGAAGTCTGTTTCTGCAAGTTTAGTGTCTCGCTCATATCTATTTAAGTCAGACATTTCAGCATTATAAGTTGCTACTTCTTCACTTGTCTTTAAGGTGACATCCCAACCTAAAGTCCAAATTCCATTAACTAAAGTTGGCTCACTTGCTTCTTTTGCGTTTTGAATTTTAGGATCAAAAGATGGTTTATTTTCTCCTGAAACTGGGTGAACTCCCCAATCAGCAAGCATTTCATTGCTGGGCTGCTTTGGAAAAGATGTATTTGGATTATCACGGCGCAGATCGCCGACCGTGTAGGGGTATTGGTCTACTGCTCCATTTGAGATTTTAACGTACATTTTTTTGTCTCCTTTAGACAGGTTCTCGTCTGACGGCTCTTACACGAAAGAGAGCCTCTCCTGAGTCATCTCTGTTCTGCCCAGAATAAAAATCTATATTCCAAATGCTATAGTTAAAAACAAGTGATGATGTCCAATAGTTATCACCCGAAAACGCCTCAGAATTTCCCCCTTGAAATAGAGAAACAGATGTTTGTGCTGGTGAACTTGCTGTGTTATTCGGCAGTGCTGGATTACTTGAATTACAGCGCCCGTGCTGATCATATTGGTTGTCATCATATTCTGGGTAACCGGGAGAGGTGGGGTTGTTGTTGGTAATATCTCTAAATGGCCGGCGGCCGGTCTGATTATCTTGGGTGCCGCCCTTTAAATTATGATAGCAAATTAAAAGTTCATCCCTAGATGGTAAATACCAATCCGTATAACCCCCCGAACTTAAATTTTCGCAATACTGCGCCGCTGGGTAATTAGAGTTGTTCAGTGCCGCCGATGCTGCGCTGCCATTATTTACAGTAATGCACGCAGTAGGGTGAACTTGATTATTATTAAACCACTTTTTACCACTAACTTCTGTGCTTTTTGGCGCAACAATAATATAATACTCAGTTCCGGGATAGGAGCCTGATCCCTTTACATAAATATTGCCAGCATAGTAACCACCGCCATATGCTTGACCTATTTCAGTAGGACCACCAGTAGCAGCCGCCATCATTGCCTTTTTCCAGTTAGCCATCTTGAATTACCCCATCGCCTGGCCAGCCGCAAAGCCGTAATACGTTGTGCCGCCATCATATGTTATAAATACAAAAACATCTACCGCGCCGCTTGCTGTGGAGAGCGTAGGTGCACTCGAATTCTTCCAATCAACAGAGCTGGGCCATGTGATTGTACGCGCCGTGCTATCCTGCGTGACTTTCAGTGTAAACGCAGAGGCACGACCTGACGCCCCTGAGTTGCTAAACGTATATGTTACGTCTTCGGTTAAGGTGTGCGTAAAGTTTGTTCCGGCATGAAGATCAAGCGTTGCAGCATTGCTGGATGATGCAATGGCAGTGCTTTCCTCAACTATACCATTATCAAAAGTGACAACACCGTTTGCATCCGCCGTGACAACCTTGCTGGCCTCGGATGTGCCAAGCGTTGTGATGTCGTTGTAGTTCAACTCGGCAGTGGTGGCCGTGACACCGTCAAGGATGTTTAACTCTGCGGCTGAAGCTGTAATTCCAAGTGTAATGAGGGTAGTGTTGTCGATTATCGACTTGACCGCTGCTGTAGCACCGCCGCCGTCACAATAAATTACACCCGTAGATCCATTGGAAATTGAAACATTTGACCCTGAGCCTTGGGTGAATGTAACGTCAAATCCGCTATCGTTGTCCACAAGGTAGAACTTGGACGCATCGTTAGGGCTTACAGTGATCGTGCAAGCCTCTGTAGCGCCTGAAAGCACCAAGACGCGGTATTGACCGTCATCTAGGCTGTCACCAGTTGTGCCGTCCGTTGTGCTGAGTGTGTGAGCCGCTGCACTTCCCGACAAGTCAATAGTGCCAACCCCGCTTGTCGCGCGATCTACGATGTCAAAATTGCGATTGGTAATCTGACCCCAAGTGTCGGTCTTTTCACCATCTGCGA